CCATTATCTTTGTGCGTTAAAGTTTAATTGTATAGCATCTACCTCACTTGAAGGATTATATCTATACACTATTTTTATATATAATATATGTTCATCTGGTGAAAAATTAGCATTAGCTGATATTAATGTTATTTCAGGAATATATATTTTTACTTGATTATCTATTCTAGATTCTAAACTATTTGTATCTATTTCTGTTTCAAATAATAAATTTTTTAAACCAACTCCAAAAGCAGGTAAATTTACTCTTTCTCCCGGTTCTGTTAGTAATACATTTATTAAATTACTTTTTACTTGTTCTTTTTGGGTAAATGTTTGATTAAAAACTCCATCAGCATCAAAAGGAAATGCTACTCCTATAGCTACATTTTTATTTAAATCTAGCGGATTAATTCTTATGTAGTTATCTATCGTAGGCATTTATTATAGTCCTTTTTTCTTATCTATTGCTTTCATTAAAGCCGAATAATCTTTTGTTACTGCATTTGCTACTGAACTAGGCATACCTGTTGTGTCCATTGGTAGAGGGGCTCCTGTTGCAAAAGGTTGTGCTAAACTTACAGGTGCATTGCCTGAATTTAAATTTGTATCTCCTGCTGCTGTTTCATTTAATAAGTCATTCAACGTATTATCTCCTACAAAATTATGTCTTTTCATAGGTTTTTTACCCATTATTTTTTCTTTTAAAGATGATTTTTGTGGAACTTCAACTTTTCTTTCAGTATGTTCTACTATTGTTGGTTTTAATTCATCACGTAAATCTTCCTTAAGTGATTTAATTTCTCTGCGTAACGCATAATCAATTTCTTCTCTAACTACTTTTCTAATTAGGTTTTCAAAAGTTTTTGCTTTCATGTTGTTAATTGTTGTTTGTTATAAATATAATTATTTTAAACTTTATAGCGTCTATATCCTAACATTTGGAAATTAGCATTATATATTTTTTCAATTATTTCTGAATTTCCTTGAAGTTTTAAAATATTTAGTTGTTCCTCATAATAATCTGCTAAATCATCTGAATAATCAAAAGGATCAGCTCCGTCTTCTATAGCTTGTTGAGTATATCCAATATTATTTAAAAAATCAGCTGCTGTTTGTCCTCCTGAATTAAATTGCCATATGTCTCCATTACCCGCTGTATAAGGATTAGGGAGATCAGGGGGGATTGTAGTAGGAGGGGTAGAAGTACCATCCCCTGAAGTTAATACCCAACCTGGATTTCCTGTTCCTGAATTTGCGGGATCAGTACC